AGCGTCCTTAGCGGCTATGGATGTCTGTAACGCTCCAATAGCTGATTGAAGGTCATTGCGCTTATAATTGCCATCCTCTATGCTTCTCAGAATATTTCCTATTTTTTTGTCGGAGTTTCTTAATTCAGCATAAGCGTCTGGTCTAGAAACAGAAATGGCTTCTAGTGCAGCTAAAGAAGCAGCGGTTACTTCTTTATTCTCTCGATACTTTGCAAAACCTTCTCCTACAGATTTACCAATACCAGCTAATGCTGCACCTATTGATTCACCTGCTCTTGCAAAGCCGCTAACGTCCGCTCGTCCTAGTTCTGGGCGTACTTGTGATCCTGTTTGAAATGCCATTTTATTTAATTTTTGTATCCATCCACTTGCGGATGATTGATTTGATACGTGGCTTGTTGGAGATAAACTTAGCAACTCTTTCACCATACTTTATGTACAGGTTACGGAACCAGCTTGGTGATTCATTATACATCCAGTAACGGAACTCTAGCCACTTGGGATTCTCGATGCCGTAGACTTCACGAGCTACCCAACAGCCAGCGGAAGATGATGCAAATAATCCCGTTCCTCCGGTTGCCATGCCTCCACCAAGCGCGCCAAGACCCTGAGCTAATCCACCGATTATAGCTCCTCTTGCCGCTGCGTTTGCACCCATCAGTTCTATGTCTTGACCACGTTGTTGTAGAGCCATGTTAATTCCTACGTTGGGGTCAAAGAGTTGTGGTCCGATTCCTTGCGCAGCTAGTCCAGTAGCCTGTCCAAGGTTTTGTTGACCTAACTGAATAGCAGAAGATGGACGGCCAAGAATAGCCGCGCCTAAATCACCAGCTATTTGACGTTGCTGTCCAAATGCACCAGCACCTGCCTGACGAGCTTCTGCTCTTAGTCCAGATCTAAACTGTTCACGGCCAAGTAACTCAGCAGCAATTGAGGACTCGTCTCCAATGCGACCACGAGCCAACGAACCCGCACGAGCAGCTTGCTCTGCTATACGTCTTCGCTCAGGTGATAATGGACCTTCTGCTTCTGCAAATAAACCAAGGGCTTGCTGTTGAGCTGCGTCAGCTAGGGCTGCACTACGTGGATCAGCGGCGCGAAAAGCCTCTACTGCTTGTGGTGCAAATGTTTCTAACGCCTGAATATCGGCTTCACGCTGTTGAGCTAGTTGCTCACGCTGTAATTCACCCGCACGTCTTGACTGCTCTACTAGCAAATCAAAAACTCCAGGAGTTTTTTCTCCCGTGACTGGATCCTCAAAGCCCTCGGCAAAGGTCTGTATGTCCTTTAACTCAAGCGCAGCAAAACGTGGGCGAAAAGTCTCCTCCGCTGCAATAATTCTCTCTTGTAATCGAGGGTCCGTGACCCCTTGAAATGATTCAAAATCTTGCCCAAAAAGATATTCTCCTTGTGCTTGACCAGGATCCACTGGTGGTGGTGCTTTTCCTTTTCCTCCCATAATACGTTTTATTTAGATTTTAAAATTTTTGCAAATAATTTTGTGGTGTATTCAACACGAGTAGGATTGCCCTTGCGATGACGGACACCAAGAAGTTTTTTTGTTAGGCAATCAGGTTCGATTTCAATAAATTTAAGCACCATTTGTTTCCATGCGGATGTGTTAGATGCAAATAAGAACGCCATAAAGATAGCGTTACCATCCTTTTTGTCCTCATCCCAGTTGTATACGAAACTCCACTGATCATCTTCATTGCAATTATACCACATGAATACACCCTGTAGATTGTTTTCGTTATCCCATAAGGCTATAATTGTTTCCTTAGCTTGGTGATAAGCAACAAGTTGGCGAAGCGTTTCTCTATCCCAATCCTCAAAAACTTTTCCGTTCTCGTTCTCTATGCAGTAATCAACAATGCGGTCAACGTAAGTAGCAAAGTGCGGTTGCTTCTCTGAGTAAAGAGCAGCTACTGCGGAGTTAAGGATTGGGTTGTCTACTTGCATTAGGTAAGTTTACGAATTACAACATATACATCGTGGGCATTCCAAGCGGTTAAACCATCAAGACCACCAGTTTTAGCTGCATAAATAGCTAACTTGTCGGTAGATACATCGCTTACTGTTCTTATATATTTTTGAGAAAATGAATGAGTTGATGTAGTAGCTACATAATTTGTATTATGACCATCTCCATCTAATAAATTTGTAGTTGAAGAGGTAGATGAAGTAAGATGAATTTTGTAAAAATCACCAGTACCGCTATCGCTATCAGTAAAATTTCCTGATATATCTATAAGATAAGTACCTGTTGAGGCAAAAGTAATATTTCCTGCACTAAAACTAACAATGCTGTCTGGATCAGAGACTTCAGACATATTTTTGAAGTAAAGGTCAGCCCCATCTCTAGCTCCTCCAGAATCAGATTTAATAATAGCTTGTTTTACAGCAACAGCAGCAACAGCAGTAGTAACAAATGCTGTTGTAGCTATTCTAGTTGTATTGTTCCCGGCTGACTGAGTGGTCGTTGTAGGATTACCACCTAACGCAACATCATCAGATATATCAACAACACCTGCATTGGTCATAGTAGCATCACCACTAAGAGCAGCGGCTGTAAAGCCAGTACCGTCTCCAATGAGTATCTGTGTGTCCGCGACAGCCTTAGCAGATATATCGCCCTCTGCGTTAGTATCATTTACTAATACAGTATTAGCAGGGACATGCTGCATCTTTTCAAAAGTAACGCCAGTCGTTGTGCTTGAGCTGGTAGCTAGTTTGGCGGTTGTTATTCCTAAATCTTTTACAATAATTTTCTGTGGAGAATTACCGTCCAAGACTGTTGTGATGTTATCAACAGCTCCTGCTGCAAATGTTGCGCTATCAACTAAGGCGTTAAGGTTAGCTGCGGTAACCTGATCACCTGTATCGAAATTTGTTCCTCTTGATAAAATTGCCATTATTCTGCTTTGTTAGTTGAACGGAAAGAAATAGCTCCATCGGCTTCAATGGCTCTAATCTTTGGTCTTCCGAGTGTATTGTTAAGTGTAAACTGAATTCCGTAACCTCGACGGTTACCTATTCTACCACGTATGGACACATCTTCAGCCTCCAGTAGATTTGATTCAACAAAGTCACTAAGTTTGCCTAAACTAAGATTAGCATCTGGGTTCTCAGTCTCAGCAGATATATCAAAATCAGACACAGTAGATGCACCGGATTCAATGTGCATTTCAAACTGCTTCCAGTTCTTTCTTTCTAGACTCTCAAATGTGTATTGACGAGTAGTCAAGGAACCCGGAACAATAAGTGTTTTTTCATCGCCACCAATCTGAGTAATTATCCTGTCAACGCCATCAACTCTTTCGTTTAGCTTCTGTACACCGCCTATGTCATTAACGGCATATATCCCACGTTTTTCACCTTCGCCAACGACCAAAAGATTAGAAATATGGAAGTCCGTATCAGCTACTTGGTCAATACTCTCCCATTGCTTATTAAGAAAGTTGTAAATTATTATAGCATTATTAATCCCACTGGTATTTGGGGTTCCATCTTGAAATGTGTCCAGAGGAACGGCTAAGAAATATCTGTTATCGAAGTAAACTGATACAGAGTTGTGCCAGTAAGCCTTTTGAATTCTCTTGATTGTTTCGTTAATTGGCTCACTAAGTGGAGTCTCTGTGCCACGAAGGTTGTATTCATCAAAGAACTGAGTGCTGTACACACCATTGTCAGAAAGGAAGATTACTTGGTTTCCAACTTGTGAAATGGACTGACGGGCTACGCAGCCAACTTCGTTAGTCAAAAGTTTAGTGCTAGCCTCTTGTAAAGATGTTGTGTTAGTAATTAAGTGAATGCTATTACGATTGAACACCATAAGGTTGTCTTCAGAAAAGGAATGCAACCCTACGTTGAAGTCAGCCTCACCAGCATTGAACCTGTACTGAGCAAATATTTGATCATAGGTGTCAGTGTCTAAAATGTCAGATCCTATAACTTCATCGAGTATACCTCTAGCGGTAAATGAGTCCGCGGACGCATCAACGCTAAACTTAAATGGCATGACTAATCTACGCTGATGGTAAACCGCATACGGTGGTGCGGGCATATGAGTAAAGCCTAAGCCTACTGATACTTTCTTAATGAAGTGAACGTCAGTCTGATTTGAAACATCGTCAGTATTAACAAAAAATTTAAATTCAGAAGAACTAGCCTCAGAGACAGTAAAAGCAGTTCCCTCAGTCAGTGTGCTACCTCCAGCAGTAATTAAATTTACTGTGTCTCCAGCCGATAAAGTGTTAGATACTGTTACAGTAGCAAATCCGTTAGTTATTGTAAAACCTGTAGCAGCTAGATTGACTGGCTGAGTGTAAGTGCCGCTAGCTACCTTTGTAAAGTCAGTAACCACAATAGAGGTGCTTGTCACCGTATAGGTTTCATCGCCACTTGCCGTAAGTGAATAAGTAAATGTAGTATCGCCTGTCTTTGTAATACTTTTTGCTGAACCATTAGGATCGGTGGTGCTGAATCCTAAATTATTTATTGTAACAATATCTCCTGTTACTAAGTTGTGATTCGTGCTTGTAGTAATAGTTGCAGTATTGCTTGAACCCGTGACAGTCGCAGAACTAATTGTAGATATTCTTAGATTATTTTCTAACGCTGTTTTTCCGTCACGGAATATAAATACCTTGTTAAATGCCTGTAGCATAGATGCTGAAGCCGAAACAGTTATTCCTGCTGGATAGCCAATGTCAGTAGTCGTAGCAGGATCTGTAGCTGTATTAACCGCTACCGCTTTTACATTAGAAGCAAATATTATATACTGACTAGCTGATGCATTAGGATCCGAAAAAGCACAGGAGCCATAGATAGCATTGACAGCACCTTCATTTAATATACCAAACTTAACAGTAGCAGTTCCGCTGGCTGTACCGCTGTATGTTTGGTCAGCTATTGTAATCTGAGTGCTACTGTTTTTTGTAAATGCTCGATCACCATTTACCGCAGGAGTAAGTCCAGATACACCTGACACATTAACCGTTCCAGAGCTAGGAAAGTTTGTAGCAGTAACATTTGTTAGAACAACGGCTCCACCAGTCTGTGTAGCGGTAACAGATGTATCATCTGCAACCAAAGTAAACGGAAGTGTAAGAGCCTCAATACCTGTAGACAAGGGACTCGATATTAAATCAATGCCCTTTCTAACCTGTGCTTCACCTCTGCGGTCAGTCCGTAGGTTTTGTGCATCAGCAAGCATGCCTGGCGGTAGCTGATCAGGCCGCATCCGATTATTGAAACCAATAAAACCAACATCCCCATCTTTGGAAATGCGGTCATCTAGTCCTGAATATGTCCGGTATTCGGGCATTGATTAACGGCGTCTACCTCTGCCCCTACCTCTAACTTGTTGCTTTTGTAACGGTATTGGACCTCTACCCCGTATTCCAAATGCACCAGAACCACGACCTATTGCACGATCAGGACGAACGCGACGAGGACCCCGTGGTTGACGCATAGGTTGAGCATTGCCCATACCTAGTCCACTAGCTATAGAACCTATAGCACCCATCATTCCTGCTTGACGCGCAGCATTAGCCCCAGGCTGTAATACCCTAGGGTCAAAAAGCCTAGGACCTTGTGGTTGACGCACAGGTTGAGCATTCCCACCCATCACCCCACCTAGAGTTGATCTAACAACTGAACCAACAGGTTGAGCAACATTAATACCTACTTTAGGATCAAATAGACTAGGACCCTGTGGTTTACGCATAGGTTGAGGACCACCTAATCCCGCCATAGGACCTTGTGTTTGACCAGAACCAATGGCACTGTTAAATGATTCAGTAGGATCAAAAGTGACTCGCTCACCGATCATCCTGCTTTTTATTGGTTTTATTTTGTTTCCTAACATAATATTTTTTAATTATTAACATCTCCAACGCTTCAAGGCCAGTGCCTTACGTGTTGGTCTACCTTTTTTGTCCTTCATTGGACCTTTTACGCCAGCCATTCTGGCACAAAATGATTTCTTCCGGGCAAGTCTTTTACCTTTTGGATTCTTTTCAGTAACAGGGGGCTTGAGGTTAGCACCCGTCTTGCGTTTGAAGTAAGCACGACCAGCGGCGGTAAGTCCTCCCTTTTTGCTTTTGTGTTCTTTCCTCATTTGCTTCTTACCTTTGCTCTAGGTGTGTTGGCTACAACTGTCTTTCCTTTGGCTCCTGCTGCTTTCTTTTTACGCGCAGTTGCTGCTCTCTCCGCTTTCGTGAGGCTGAGAGCCTTTCTTTTAGGCAAGCAACGGTCAGGGTTTTTCTTATCTTTCGACGTTCCGCAAGGGCCTTTAATCGATCCATCCGTTCCTATCCTTACCCAGTTCTGCTTGAGCCATTCTTTTAGTTGAGCCATTATGATTTCTTGATGCTGTTAATATAGGTTCTATACACTCTAGCAGGTCCAGTCTTCTTCATTACCTTTGCGCGTTGCTCCATTGCTATTGCTGCCTGTATCTTATGTGCGTGAGTTCTGCCTGATCTTTTTATTTTATTTACGCTAGATTTAGCTGTCTTTATATCCTTGAACCCCAAGCCCTTGATTGTGCCTTTTGGATTTTCATCCGTATACAAATCAGAATGCTTAGACTTAGGTCTAATGGTTCCGTCTGGTCTTTTTCTAGGAATCCTTTTGGATGCCATTATCTACCCTTTCGTCTACCACCCTTAGCCTTTTTAGCATAGTTTGGATCCTTGCAATACTTGGACGCGGCAAGGTTGGCGTAAGCGGACGGATACGTATCAAACGTCCGCCTCGCCCAAGCCTTACCTTCGGGGCATATCTTACCTCCGCTTTTTGCTCTTTTCTTTGCCATTTTTTACAATAGATTTAAGAAGCTTCGCTTGACCAGCGTGAGCCTTAGAAGCCTTCTCAAGCTTTCTTGCGACGGTTAGTATTTTTCTGTGCATTTCTACCCCTTAGTACTTTGAAGTCAGCCCCAGTAATTTTATTACGAGGAGGCGCAACCCTAGCTATCTTCTTTTGTTTTGGACTGTATTTGCTAAAAGGCATTACTTCTTCTTTTTTTTCATACCCATTTTCTTAGCAACTTTTTTGACTGGCTTTTTACCACCCTTCATCATTTTTCCGTAGTGACCTGGCATTGTATTATCTCCTTGTTTATTTGATTATTGATTTGACCCAAGCTACGAGCTTGGATGCGATTGATTTTACCTTATTGATAAATGTGTCTTTAGTTTTGCAGATACAGCACTTCATAATTATTTCTTTCTTTTATTGTGAAAATCAAAAAGGACCTTTACCTTTTCTGTAAGAGCCTCAATGTTGTAGTGCATCCTAGCCAGCACAATGATAAGTGTAATGATACCGATACCGATAGGCCAGAGGGATGATATGATTTGTAAAATTT